AGTATATGAAGAACCTGTAGAACTTAATGAATATTATTTTCTTCTGTTTCTTAATAATATGATGGATGTTGAGCCTATCCCACTAACCGAAGAATGGTTGTTGAAGTTGGGGTTTAAGAAAACTGAATGGGACAACTTTAATTCATATAGATTAATGATAGGTAATAATGATTACACAATTGTTTTATACTCAGATGGTAATTGTGAGGTTGGAGATATTATTACTTGTAAAATTGAATATGTCCACCAATTGCAAAACCTATACTTTGCATTAACGGGAGAAGAACTTAAACAACAAGAACAATGAAAACAGCAGTAGAATTTTTAAGAGATAGATATTACCAAATGGATGGTGAATTATCTGAGGAAGACTTTGAGCAAGCTCAAGAAATGCAGGAGAGTCAAATTATTGATGCAACACTCTACGGGTTTAGACAAGATTCAGATGGTGATGATTGGGAAGGTGATAAACATAATGCAGAGAAATACTATAATGAAACCTTTAAACAACAAGAACAATGAAAGACAATAAACAACAGACGGCAGTGGACATTATTTATCAAGGGATTAGTGATAAAATAGTTATGCAAGATTTAAACAAAGCATTAATTTGTATTCATATTTCACACGACGATTTCCTTAAACTACATAAACAAGCCAAAGAAATGGATAAGGAGCAGAAGGTTAAGTTTGCGGAAAATTGTTTAGACAAAGCATTAGACTTAGATATTAGAACTGCATTTTCTAATGTAGAAAAATACTACAACGAAACCTTTAAACAACAAGAACAATGAAAACAGAATTAGAAAAATTTGCAGAGGAACATGGTTTTGTTAAACTAACACAATCAAACCACCCTCAAGATGGACAAACAGTAGAAATTTTGGGTAGTTCAATTTCAAAAGATATTAATGTAGAAAAAGTAGAATGGTTTTTTGATGGAGTTAATCACAATTATAAATGGATAACCCATGAGTTTAACAAAGGTATAATGACAACCTCACTTGATTATTGGAGAGTTTTTCAACCTAAACAATGTTAACCTTTAAACAACAAGAACAATGATACCAATAGATAGAGCAAAAGACTTGGTAAGTAAGTTTGGTAAAGAACTTGCCCCAAAAGTAGTTGATGAAATTATTGATGCTTTGGAAACTTATGATGATTACAATGATACCTTTGAGTTACAAAATATGGATGGTGACTTTAGGTATTGGGACAAAGTAAAACAAGAACTAACTAAACAACAAGAACAATGAAAGCAAGTGAATTAAGAATAGGGAATCTGATAAATGGAATTTATCATGACTACGATGACGGTATTCATGAAGATATTGAAAATGAAACCATCTGCAAAGTAGTAACACTTGATGTATCTGGTAGTGGAGATTATCCAATTTATGTTTATTCAGATGAAGACATTGAGCATTTTAGCGACTTTGAACCTATCCCACTAACCGAAGAATGGCTTGTGAAGTTTGGATTTGATAAAACATCATTGCATTATCTTAAAAAAAATGGTATTATTATTCAATCAGAAGATGACTATTTTGAGTGCCTTTTAGGTATTGTTATTGTCAAGTTACAATACGTCCACCAACTTCAAAACCTATACTTTGCCCTTGCAGGCGAAGAACTAACAATTAAAAATCAAGAGTAATGAAAATAATTAGCCTTTACCCAAGCAATGATGTTTACCAAGTAGTAAGTGAAGATGAACAAACAATTTACTTTCAAGGTACATTAGAAGAATGTGAACTATTTAAACAACAAGACCTATGACACAACAAGAAAAAGCACAAGAATTGCTTATTAAGTTTGAGCATCCGATGGGATATGTTTATTTGAAGCGAGTAATAGCTAAACAATGTGCGCTTGTTGCAGTTGATGAGATACTTGAAGTATTGTACTCTTTAAAATTGGGCAATGCTCTTTCTGAAGAAATAGAATATTGGGACAAAGTAAAACACGAACTAAATAAACAACAAGAACAATGAAAAAAACCCTTAAACCTGAGAATAAGGGTATGCTTATAAAATAATTTATAAGTGGGGTTGAAACAAAAATACAAAACAAAAAGAATATGGCAATTAAAGACAATCACTCACCTGCTGCATATCTCGTGTTTAACTTAACGTTTCCTTTCATGAAGCATGATTTATCGGATGATGAGTTAAATCCTATTACATCGAATATCCTCGATATGTATCGGTGTGCAGAAATCACAATAGATGTGTTAAAACAAGAGTTTGTGAACCAAGGTGTAAAGCATCCGGAATACTACGATGAAGCGCATCAACACATTATTGAACAAATTTTAGAACTTAAACAATCAAAAAACCAATAAAAATGAAAAAGTTAATTTTATCAGCATCATTATTCTTTACTTTAAGTGCGCAGGCGCAATGGGTTGTAAAGAAGTTAGATAACGGGTTTGATGCACCGTTTAAAATTGCATACACAGAGGATGGTCAACGTCCTTTCTTAAAAATGGAACGTTACGAAGGTGCCGGTGTGTTGATTTTCAAAGGCGTTTACTTTTGTGGCTCGCCTGTGTTTATAGAATTATCCTTTCAAGTCAATGGTGTCAACAAGCAGTATGGTCGCATTTGTGAATTGAATGAAGATGAAACTACATGCTTTATTACGTTTGATATTAAGAATGAAGATTTCTTCAATGACTTCAAAAACTGCACATCGGTAAAGGTTCGTGTTACGGATGCATCATGCGAAGAAACCGGAGAAATTTATACATTTAAGATGAATGGTTCAACAGCAGCTGTTAACTTTATACTTACACCATGAGTCGCGCATATCACTTAATCAAGATGTCGGAGGAGGAGTATGCGAAGTACTTACTTGAAAAAATGACTATTGATATGATGATGGATTTTGAGCAAACGAAGCAATGTGCTTTGAATTGTCTTGATGAAATGCTATCACTAGCGCCTGATGCACAGACGATGAAGTTTCTGTTGAGAACAAAAAATATTATTGAACCACAAAACTAAACCGCCATGCTACCAAAAGCCTATTACTACAAAACTCGCCAGAATTATGAAGCATCATCGAAAAGTGCGTTCTACGCCTTGTTGTTACTCATCATAATGTCTTTCATACTGTTTCTCTCTCAAATGTTTCAGTAAATAAAAAAAGGGTGGTTGTTTTGATACAATCACCCTTTTTAATTATCCGTTTGTGCGCTTCAATGCATCTGCAATACTTTATTGCAATAATCCCAGTTTATAACCTTGAATATATTCCTAACATAACTCTCTCTTTCCGCATTGTATTTCAAATAATACGCATGCTCCCAAACATCAATTCCCAATATGATATCAACATCCATATACATTTTGGGATTGTCCTGGTATGGTGTTTCGGTTATCATAACCCGGCCTGTGCGTTTGGAAATAACTAACCACACCCAACCCGAACCAAATCTTTTCTTTGCAGTTTCAAGCATCAACTTTTGAAAGTTTGCATATCCATTGAAATTTGAGTCGATAACATTTTTTATCAACCCATAAGGTTCATTCTTTAAATTTGTGGGTGGTTTTAACATTGCCCAAAACAAACTATGGTTGTAATACCCGCCTCCGTTGTTGCGTATAGTAGTGGAGTAATTATCGATTGATTTTATCAACTGCTGGATGGGCATTTTTTTGACCTTCTCCTTTACTACGGCTTCATTCAAGTTTTTTAAATAAGTTAAGTAATGCTTATTGTAATGAATAAACATCGTCTCCTCATCAATGAAAGGTTCAAGTGAGGCGTAGGCATAGGGTAGTTTCTTTGGTAAATACATAGCATTCATTTTTAAAAAAGGGTGGTCGTATTTTACAACAATCACCCTTTGTTTTTTTTGATTATTTCAGTAGTAGTTTATTTTTCGAGTGATGCCTCACCAATCCACAATTTGCAAATTGCATCATAATCCACATTTCCGCGGATCTGAGAACAAACGCCTATTTTTTTGACAGGGTTGGTGTAGTAAAAAATGCAATTTCCACAAATGAAGTCTTTGTTGGTTGATGGGTCTTTGTAGTTTGAATCGCGTTGAGACATTTTGAAAGGTGGTGTACCCTTGCCTTTACCTAATAAAAAATACAGGAATGGTGTCTTTTGTTGTTCCCTAGATGGCAATTTTTGAAATTCAACCCATGCCATTTTCACCCATTTCGGTGAATTCTTTAAAGCTTCTGCGTAATCCATATCGTAAATATATTAACCGTAACTCCTGAAATAATCGCTGTCCATTTGTAGCGCTTTTGTTTCTTTAATTCATCTTTTATCAACACTTTTTCATCATCGCACATCGCAATCTGTCTTGATTTCTCTTTGATGATAACCTGTTGTGCTTTTTCAATTAATAAGTAATTATCAATCACGTTTTGTTGATATTCAATAACCGAATCCTTTTGACTCAATTCTTTATTCTGAATATCATTCAACTTAATCAACTTTTTTCTTTCTTCATTCTGCAACGCCAGTTTGCGTCCTTGTTCAATTTTGAACACAATCACCGTATCTGCGCCTTTCAACTCAATTGATGGGTATTCTGTTGCATTACTCTGTGAAAATGCGAGAGATGCGAGAAAAACCGCATAAAACGCGATTACATACCTATTTAAGTTCTTCATCGAAGTAGTTTTTAAGTTGCGTTGCATCAAACGTATTGATTTTTTTTACATTATCAACATAAACCTTCTCAACCTTTCTCTTTTCATTCTGCAATTCCGCAATCACATTCAATGACTCATCAATCAAGAATTGGTCGCGTTCAATCTGTTGCTTCAAAAAATCGATTTCATTCAGTTTTTTGTTAACTATCAACTCCGACTCTTTTCTTTGCTTGCGTAACATCTTTGTGTTCATAGAACGCAGTTCATTCTTCTCGTTATAAAGTTTTAGGATTATAACGATGAGGGTGATTAAGAAAAAGTTCTTTAAAAGGTTTGTGTAGTTATGCATGTGGGTTATTTTACATACTCAAAATACTTGTACGTCTTTTGTTTCCTATCCTCCAAACCATGCGTACCGCCATTGATGCGTTTTGTCAAAGCAAGGATTGCCGCATCGGTGATACCTTGGTCGCATATTGACCACAACTTGTTACGTTCAAAGAAGAACATTGCGGATTCAAAAGAATACTTTGTTGCAACAAGGTCTGGGTTTGTCAACACCTCATCCGTACCTAAATACTTTGCAAACGCAGTGTAATTGTCTTTGCCTGTTAATTGCAATGCACCACGACCACGGAATTTCCATCCATCACCCGTTGCCTCCGCACCATTGCCCATCCTTGCACCATATACGCGGTTTGCAATCTTCTCTGGGTTACGAGCATAGGATGTTGCTAAATCGCCCGGGAAGTATTTACCAAATATCTTTTTCAACCCATCGGTTGAGTAATTCAAATTTTCGGAAAACAACTTAAAACCACCCGTCTCATGTGATGTTTGCGCAAAGAAATGCGCAGCACGTACAGGCGAGAGTTTGTAAAACTCCATTGCCTTTTTCATTGTTCCCGGTCCAAATGCACCATCAACTTGTGCGCCTGTAAAACCAACCTTCTCTTGTAAACTCTTTAAACTCATTATTCTTCTATTTTATCGTTATTACTTTTTGACTTTCCTTTCAAACTCATTATTCTACCAGCCGTTGTGATACCAAATGCGCCTAATGTCAGCAACATAAAACCATCAAAGATAAACTCCTTGATAACCAACTCCTTGCTCATAATGCCTGTTACCACATCTACAATCAATATGAATACCATTGCAAAAAATGCAACAACACCCACAAACGCTTGTTCATTGATGTTGTTATCATCTGATATTAACTCTCTAAATAATTTTCTCATTTTACTTTAATTTTAAAAAATTTAACCTCGGCCGCGATGGTAATGCAATATCAAACTGCCATCCCAAACTTGGCTCTTTTTGATTATCATCCTTTGGACATTCTTCATTTATTTTGAAAAACATAATATCCCCAGTATAATCATCCTTTCGTACTACATATGTTGATAAATCAACCGCTACAACTTCTTTATTTGCATATGAGTAATAAATCCAAGCACCCTCCATTGACCTTCGCAATAACCATTCGGTAATCGAATCCAGTGTTTCATCGCGCACAAGTTCCTTTTCAACTATTGTTCTATATTCAACAAACCTTTCTGTGTAAAACAGCAATAAAGTATCGCGCATTGCAATGATTGAATCCTTCACTTTTGTCTGTTGCTTGAAATTTGCAATTTTCAATTTCTGTGAATCGAATATTGCGTTTATTGTATCAGCTTGCGCCTTGGTAAGAATTACAACCGAATCGCCATCAATTACCGTCTGAAATGGGTAGCGTGATTGGCTGAAACTCAAACTGCTTACCACTAGACTGCCTACGAACAACATCTTTTTCATTTTGCAACTCTTTTTTAATATCCTTAACCACACTGCGTGTTGAATCTAAATCGCCAATAACTTCCGAAACCATTGATTGTAAATTCTCTTTATCCTCCGCCAACTCCGCGTTCTCCTCTTTGAGATCCGAAACAGTTGTAGACAATTTTTTATTCTCCGATGTCAACTGCTTATTCTCCGTAGTTAACCTATTGTTATCATCAACAACAACAACATGCGAATGACCGGATGAAAACACTTGTAAACAAACCAGTACAACAAATCCTGCAATTGAACCCAAAATGATTCTTTTTGTTTTTTTCATCTTATCGTTTTTTTGACAAGAATATCATAATCATTTCTTTTAATGACTTTGCGTTTTCGGTTGATTGCTCAATAGTTTTTTCAAAACCATCCCTATACTCCGTTTCCAATTCTTCAACGCGAGCCTTCAATTCATCTTCCGACTTCATCAATCTATTCAAAAATGTCCAACACAAATAACCAAGTGCAAGGACTGCAAAGCCCAAGACACCATATTGTGTTAATACCTCAAATGGACCAAAAGACATTATTTCTTGCGTTTTTTCGATTCTTTTAACTGCTCCGCCAACCTATCCTTCTCCGCGAGATGGCGTTTGATGAAAATCCATGCAACATAGCCCAATGCCAATGCCGCTAAACCAATCGGGCCATAATCACCCAATTGATTGAAAATGCCAAAATCTGGCGCTGTTTGTTCAACCGCTGTTGTGTCCATTTTATTCTATTTTTTCTTGTATGCATTATATCCAACGTACAATGCTCCGATTATCAATCCAATACCTATCACATAAGTCAATCTGCGCTTCATAGCTCGATTGTACGCGCGTTCATCAATCAAAGTGTATGTGAACTTATTGCCATACAAATCGCGATGTTTACGCGCAAGTTTCATGAACGTTTCAAAGTCATCAGATTTTTGAAAAACCTGGCAACCTGCCGACCATGTATTTACATCCTTCGAATCCTTGCCCGCCTTGTGAATATTTATACCAAACAACCCCGTTTCCTCACGACCATTATTGAAGTCAAGAATTGCATTGCGGTCATAATCACGAATTACAGTCACTGGTTTTCTTTGAACCAATGCATCATATTGATTTTTGTGCTTACCAATAATATAGGTATCAACCCACTGACCTTCTTTTAATATCGCGGTTCCAAGTGTAGAGAGGGGATTTTTCAAGTAGTATGTTCCCGGGTCGGTTGTTGCTGTGAAATATTTACCTTCCCAATCCCCTTTATCTGTTTTCCAAAACGCATAAATCAAGTCATCAAACTTGTTCGGCACGGTTGAATCCTTACGAACACCAACGATGTTCAATTGATACGGCTTATCATAAATGATATAACCTTTATTGCGTAACGATGCAATAAGTGCGCGAATTGATTTTGCCTCTATCTGCATCTTACCTGCGTGTTTGGATTAATATTTGGTCTAACTTCTCATCCATGCGACTCATGTCAGATTCTAATTTCTGAATCTTATCCTCCAACGTCTTAACTTCAACTTTGTTAACGCCTTTAAAAACATCAACCTCCTGTATATCATCCTTTATTGTTGATACATCCGACTTTACCTCTTTGATATCTTGCGTATGTTCATTCAATGTCGCTTGCGTTTTGTAGTAAAACCCATACCCAACAGACAATGCACATGCAACAGCAACAAATCCCGATATGAAATTAGTCATAACCGTTGCTTTCTTCAAGTGTTTTTCAAGAGTTACGTGTTCTGCGTTCATTTTAGAATGTTTTATTTAAGACGAAAATATCCGGGTGTATTGAATTCGATGTACTAGCCGCACCCCATTGCGCAGTTACATTTAATGTATTTGGTATGGTTGTATCGAAAGTTGTTGAATTTGTGCTAGTAAAAGAGAATCCTTGTTGCTGACTATTCGATTGTTTTATATCATAGAAAGTTCCAAAAGAAACTATTGATGCAACGCCAGGACCTCCAATTGCGCGAATTGTGAAATCTAGTGTTAACAACCAAATACCATTGGTTATTGCCGGGAGTGTTTGAGCATTGGATGTTGAAAGGACAACGGAGTCTGATTTTACTCGGAAATTAAGTGTGGCGTTATTTAATGAAGATAAAAGGCCCATGAATTGACCTTGAAACGTATCGCCAGGTTTAAATGCATTTGCAGGCACACTCAATGTGCCTACACCTGTATCTATTAATGTTGATTCTGCTGTTGTATTAGTAATGGTAATATTATTTCCGGTTTGCGCAAACAACCCATAGTTCAAAGGCAATCCCCCTGGACCATATAATCCTCCCGCTTGAAAACCAAATTCACCCATTTTTAATTAATCGCCCAAAACCTCAGAGAGTGGTATTTCTCTGATTAACCTCGGGCCTTTTTCATCTAGTTTATAAACCCAGAATTTCATTGTAAACGTATCATCGACTGGTTTAATCATAATAAACAAATCTTTGTGTGTGCAATTCAATTCCGTTGCTAACTTTTCCAATGTGTTTTGAATAGTATCATGAACAATTTGTTCCGTATTAATCAACCCACCTAATAAATTTCCAAACATACTTATTGATTTTAATTGTTAATTATTTTTTACCCCCTATTAACGCAGGGAAAGTTTGTGTCCATTCGTATGGATAAGGCACAGGAATTGTAAAAATACCCAATTTAACTCTAAATGTTGACTCCATGCGGATTCTCAACTTTTGTTTCTGCGATAATGCCTTCAATAAATTGTCTTTGAATTTGTAAAACATATCGCGCGGATCTACTGTGATGTCCAGTGGAATGTCTGAAATTGAGTTTGCTTTCAACACAACAGGCACATCTGACTTGATAGTCGTAATGAATCTATCGTCTACATAGATTTTATACTCCTGACCAACCAAGTTGATGTCAATGTCCGTATTGTTGTTGTAGGCATAGACAACGGAGAATGTTACGGACTGCAACGATGCTTTCTTTACAACGAAAGATTTCAGTTCGTAGGTGTTCTTCATCAATTTATCATATTGCTTTTTTAACCACAAACCTGTAGTTACTGTTACACCTGCAACGGCTGCTAGCAATACATATTTCCACTTTTTATTCATCTCATCTTTGAATCAATATTTTACTAATTATCCTTATTTATTTTCTGTATTTAAACTTTTCAAAATACCATGTGTAGTTGTTATACAACCACTCACAAATATCTTGTCCTAAAATTTGTTTATAATCCGGTTGCTCCATCGATAATGTTGTGCGGATGCGATGCAAGTCAGATGTTAAACCATAAACTTCATCATCCTCCTTTGTAATCTGTGCAATATTATCAAAATCATGCTCAAATTGTTCAACACCCAAATACTCATAAATGCGTTTCATTTCGAGTTCGGGATTGAGGCACAAATCCTCGTATTTAACAAACAATACGTGTGTGTCTTGACCAAGACGTATCATTTCTAAAATGCGTTCAACAGCGCGCCCAATTGTCGATGTAGTATCCATCCATTCGTCCACTCGTTTGTGAACTATAGTTCCGCGACCCGTGGAATCATCACGAATCGGGTCATGTTTCAATGGGTTCTTACGATATATCTTTTCGTATGATGCAACAACTGCGCGTAAATCACGAACAAGGCAGATGATTTTTGGTTCTTCGTGTATCTCGGCTAAAAACGGCCTATACACTCCCCAACCTCTACTCTTGTCCATTACATACTTCTTGTCTGTAATTGCATTGTAAAACCCATACATACCTTCCTTGCAAAACGCCTTAAAACCCTCCTCCATCAATTGCGCATCTTGCGCTTGGAATTCTGGTGATGATGTATAATTCGCTCTTGCGCCAAATATCAACTCCAAAACGCCCGATGTGGGTGTTACGTAAAAATCCGGGTTTTGCCCAAGGATGTTTTGAAACAATGTCGAGCCACTTCTTGGCATCGATGATTGAAAAAATATCTTACTTACTCCCATCGAACATCTCTTTTACTGCATCAATAACCTCATCATCATTGAAAATCTCAGTTTCATCATTGAATGGGAATTCAAGTAAATCACCAACAATGTTGTATTTAGAGAATACGGAGTTTTTCAATTCAGGTGTTGTTGTTTCCCGATTTGCAATGATATTCTTATTGTTTAAGTATCCGAATTGTTTTGGAGTGTTTGCAACCCACAACACAACAGAATCAAGCTGCAATGCCTTTGCAACATGTTGCGCGAATGAATCCATTAACAACCTGCCTTTTGACAACTTGATTAATACCACTAATGCGCGGAATTCTCCCGATACAGGCGTTGTATTTTGCAATCCAAGTTGGTCTTCACGCTTGATGTGAATAACGTTGTATTTGTCAACTAACGCATCAACAACTTTCTGTGCTGTTGTGATTGGAATATCGCGAGACCATGAGTATTTAATACCTTGTTCCTGCGCACCACCATTTGTTTGAATAACGAACAAAGGTTTCTCTGATGCATATTGTTGTGAGTAGAAATCAATCTCGCGTTGAGTAAGATATAATTTCGGTTGTTCGTTGTTATATTTAACATTGAACATTTCACACCAGGTTTCAATGAGGTGTTTTTTGCGATTAATGAATGATGTTTCTTGATATGGATTATGCAAGAAAGTGATAACCTCTTGGTTTTCAATATAATCTTGATAAAAATATGGTAAATTGCCATGCGTAAGACATTTGTCTACGTGTGGATTACAAAGAAACACTTGTGGGTAAGCAGTGATAACGATGAGTTTATCATCGGGATACTGCGTTTTAATCGCTTCACAGACAGCGGTTGCCATGATTGACTTACCGATACCTCCGTCTATTGAAAAAATGATGTTTTTCATTCCTATTTATTTATTATGGTTAAAAATTATTGCAAAGCATAAATTTCATCAACTAATGCATCAATAGCCGCTGTGTCTAAATCTGCATATTGTACGCGCCATCCTTCAACGTTTGGTTCAGATGTTTGCCAATCGGAAAACAATTGATTGAATGTATTGATAGCATGATAGTTCTTTGTTGCTGGGTTACCTTCTGGTTTGAAAGAATAGACATTGTCAATTACAGCCTGTGCTTTTGTTAGATCTGCTGTATTGACTTTGATGTTATAGGTGTCGCCAATCAATTGCGTTTCACCATAACCAAAAATATGCAATGTGTTCCATTGCGGTGTTACTGTTCCTGTTACTGTTTTTGCCATGATAATGATTTTATTTACAAATATAATTTAATTAATTAAACAATTTTTAAAGTCCCTGCATCGTTCCAAACTGAACCTGCGGGTAAACCTGCGGAGGATGTTGGTATTGATTTAATAGAAAGGTTGTTTACAAATAGTGTGTTTGTTCTATCTGATGTAATGCCCATACCCGCAATAAACGAACAATTACAAGAAGCTGCATTTCCACAACCACCTAAAACAGATGACCAATATCCGGATGCTGTATTGCTTTGTCCACCCGTTACAAGTGAACATGCACCATTTGCAGTATTTGAACGCCCTCCTAAAACTGCTGAATTGTTTCCTGATGCTGTATTTAAACATCCCGAACCTACAAATGCGAAATATGCAGATGCTGTATTGCTTTGTCCACCTACAATAACGCCTCCTGAACCTGCAGTGTTAGATGTTCCTGAAACTATTCCAGAATTTTTTTGACCAGAAATTGTATTTACAAAACCAGCTCCGATAAAACCATAGTTGCCAGATACAGTATTTGCATAACCCCCACTGATAGTTGACCTTAGACCTGAAACATTGTGTTTTTGACCACCACTTACTGTTGATGTATATCCAGATGCTGTATTACATTGCCCTCCTGTGATTGAAGAAAAACTTCCTGTTGCCCTATTTTGAAAACCACCACCTACAAAGGAGTATGCACCTGCATTGCAAATTGTAGGTGCAACTGTAAACGCACATGTTGCTAAATCCCAAGTACCACCTGTTGTGTTGTTTCCAACACCACCTACTACTACCGCACCAAATGCAAGGCATCCACTTGTTGAATTACATACTGCGTTGCATTCGCCTCCTCCTACAAATGAATGAAAGGCACTAGCAAGGTTCCTTTCGCCTCCTGCAATTGTTGAACGTAATCCAGATGATGTATTTGATATACCGCCTCCTAAAAATGAATATGCGCCGCTAGCAGTGTTTGAACTTCCACTTCCAATAAAACTTCTAATACCTGAAGCAATATTCAAAACTCCTCCAGAAATTGTCGCAAATTGACCACTTGTGCTATTACACTGTCCCCCAGCAATCGTACTATATCCACCGCTTGCAGTATTTGTTATACCTCCGCCTATACTTGTTCTATTTGCTGATGCGATGTTTGATTGACCCCCAGAAATAGTTGATGCAGTTAATGAAGCGGTATTCGAAAGCCCTCCACTTACAGTTGAGAAATCACCACATGCTACGTTTGTTGACCCGCCTGCAATTGTGGAATATTGCGCATTTGCAACATGACAAAAACCACCTCCGATAAAAGCTGCATAACCTGATGAAGTATTATTTTGTCCTCCGACTACAGTTGAAAAATTGTTAGTGCTTAAATTGAATCTGCCAGAAATAGATGATGCTGTGTTTCCTGATGCTGTATTTGATTGACCGCCTGCAACAACGTTTCTACATAACGATGCCGAATTACCAGATCCACCGCCCACAAATGAACATCCTCCATTTGCTGAATTTGCACAACCGCCCGAAACCGTACTATAAGCAGAAGAAACGGTATTTGACCAACCTCCTGCAATTACTGCGCTATTTCCACTTGCTGCATTTTGCCTGCCCCCACTTATAACGGCAAATGGCCCGCTAGAATTGTTACTAAAACCACCGCCTACAAATGCATCTGATGCCGATGCTGAATTGTTTCTACCAAATGCTACTCCTGCATATGTTGATGATGCTGTGTTGCAACGACCACCTGCAACACCTGAACATGCACCAGAGGCTGTATTCAAAGTACCTCCTAATGCCGCGGAATACGCGCCAGAAGCGCTATTACTCACACCGCAACGAACTGTTGAGCATGTGCCTGCACCCAATATCTCAACCGCACATAACGCAGGACATGATGCAGGTTGCCCAGTTGCTTGAAAACCAAATTCACTCATGGTACTATTGTTAAAACACCTCCATTACTCCAAACTGCCTTAGATGGTAAACCAGCAGAAGATGTTGGTATATTCATTATTGATAAATTATTTACAAATGTTGTACAATTCCTATTTGATGTAATATCAGATCCAACGATATATGATTTGTAACAAGATGCGGTATTATTGCAACCACCTAAAACTGCAGTAGCACGTCCAGATACTATATTATTTCGACCTCCACTAATTGTTGAATAACAACCACTTGCCGTGTTACCAAACCCACCCCCGATGGTTACTCCAGCACCACCCGTTGCTTGATTACTTGAACCGCCACTTATGGTATTACCATTAGACGAAACTATTAAATTAGAATTACCCCCACCGATTGTTCCACAACATCCAGCATTTGTATTAGCGCATCCCCCCGTAATAGTAGCAAAATCTAAATTAGCTTGATTATTAGCACCTCCACCTATAAATGTTCCACTATTAACTGATGAATTACTGGAGCCACCACCAATTGTACTTGGATAAGTGTCTTCATAATAATTAGAAGCCGTATTAAAACCTGCGGTGTTTTGAATACCTCCTCCTATCGTATGATTTGCTCGATTTTGGGAACATAAATTATTTAAGTTTTGGTTAATAGTATTTCCTGCTCCACCTCCTATAAATGATGCCCAACAATTTGTAGTTCCACATTGAGTATTATCTGCCCCTTGAATAACATTCGATATACCACCTGTAATAGTAGAAGCACAACCACCATAGTTACTTAATGTATTTAAAAAACCACCTCCAATAGTTCCCCATAGATTGCAAGCGGTGTTACACTCACCTCCTGCAACTACTGCTCTTTGTGCTATTGCCCTATTAATTGAACCACCACCGACTGTTGACAAATACTGACTTGCTGTATTAAATCTACCCCCGATTATACTTGTAAACTGACTCGTTGCTCGGTTTTGAAAGCCTCCCCCAATAAATGAGTATTGACCTGCATTACATATTGTTGGAGCAACTGTAAACGCGCATGAAGCCAATGTCCATGTCCCTCCCGTTGTATTGTTACCAATACCTCCGACTACCACTGCACCGATTGCAAGACATGAAGATGTAGAGTTGCAAGCGTTATTGCAAATACCGCCTAATACTGCTCCTGCATATCCTTGAACATTATTTCTAAATCCGCCTGCAATTGTTCCGCATGCACCATTAACTATATTCGAATTACCACCTCCAATGAATGAACGCGTACTTGTAATTGCATTTGAGTAACCGCCTGAAATTGTTGAAAAATCACCTGTTATGCAGTTATTATTACCTCCACCAATTGCTGTCCAGTTGTTGCATGCCTTATTTGAACCACCTCCCGCGATTGTTGCACCTGTATTTGCAGCGCAGTTTGCTGAACCACCGCCAATAAAAGTTGAATTTCCTGATGCCGTATTTGTACACCCTCCTACAATAGTTGCATAAACTCCCGAAACAGTGTTTGTATTACCCGTTCCTATAAATGAATGGCATCCTGAAGCTGTGTTAAATGTACCCGTTACAACTGATGCTCTAGCACCACTAACACTATTTCCGAAACCAGACCCAATAAATGTATATCCATTAGATACAGTTACCGCCCTACCGCTAGCGATACCAGCTTTTGATGCACTAGCAGTTAAACTTGCTCCATTTCCTGTTCCTAAAAATGCATGTCCTCCGCAATTTGTATTTAAATCACCGCCTCCAATAAATGAACAAGCACCTAATGCATTATTTGAACATCCTCCTACAACTATAGAGTATAATCCAGATGCAGTATTTGTTCTGCCGCCTAATGCTGCTGAATATGAGCCTGAAGCATTATTACTTACACCACAACGAACTGTAGAGCATGTGCCTGCGCCCAATATCTCAACTGCACATAATGCAGGACATGATGCCGGTTGACCCGTTGCTTGAAAACCAAATTCACTCATTTGATTAATTTTTTAAATTTATTTCGCAATCACTTCGAACACACCCGCAGTTGCAGTTATCGTAATTCCATCTAATGTAAAACCAGAATCTGCGCGTAACAATATCGGTTGTGCTACATTCAATGCAGCCGCTGTATTCGTAACCCCAGGAACCGATGTAGTTCCAAGGATAGTTGCAGCGCCGGATATTAAATTAATAGATACGATAGAAAAACCCATCGTTTCTGTAATTGTGAATGTTGTATTTGTGAATGTTGAAGTGAAAACACTTTGATTTCTAAATCCCATGATTATATTTTTTCTTATTAACTTACTTGGCGTGATAACGCGGTTTGATACGTTTGTACGCGGTTATATAAATTCGATGCGTCTGCGTCTGTTAAACCAGATCCGATTGAAGCAAAGGCAGATTCTCTATCTGTGTAGTTTCCTCTCGAAGCACCATTTGATTGAGCACCTATTATTAATGAAAATGCAGATGGTGATGATAATTGCGTTGTAGAATCAGTGCCTAATAAACTTCCGTTTTTATAAAGTTTTAAAGATGTACTCGTTGCACTATTTATAACATAACCCCTAGCATCAACAACACTGAATCCAAGTGTTCTTGAACCTGCATTTATGCTAATTACACCAGAGAAACCAACTGCTAAATTTGAATAACTATTTGCCAATCCTGTACCTACACCCATTTCAACTTTAGTTCCTGAAGTAGATGCAACTGTTCTTGCATAATAACTGATATGCGAATTTGCAAACATGCCCATTGATGTTTGAGTAAAGAACGTATCTGCATATCCATTTGCTCCATTCGGTGTTGCGCCTGTTGAACTATGCGTCCACCCTCCATTAAATACCAATCTATATGCTGCATCTAAATCACGAGGGTCTTTCAAATTGTATTTATGCGTTGTTGCAGTTCCTCCAACAAATGGATAAATTGCTGTCATCTTATTCCACAAGTTATCATATTTCAATCCGAGTACCAAGTTGTTAATTGCATCCGCTTGTGTTACATCCGTAATCTGTGCTGCATCAATAAACGCTTGCGCGTTTGGATCTGATACAACAAGGACACCCACTTGTCTACTTAACGCTTCTTGATATGTTTGAACTGCAATGTAATAATTAGCTACTTCGGTATCAGTGAATCCATCGCCTAAAGTATAAAACTTAAACTGCCTATCACTTGGATTACCTGTTCCACTACTAAATTGATTTCCAATAACAAAATTATTTGTATTTGCGTTAGCAATTATTGTTTCACTTACTGTACCCAGTTTTGTATTTTTTTCAAATACATTCACTTGAGTACTGCTAATTCTGTTCATTCCAAAAAATCCATTTCTTGAAGATGTAGAAAATGTATTAATATTTGCGCTATTAAATTGGAAATACAATAATGTATCGCTTGGGGGTAGTGTAATTCTTGCATTTGGCGTTCCATTAATATTTCCGCTATCCCAACTAATTGCATTTACACCAACATTTCCATAGTAAAAAATACTTGTAGAATTATAATTGGTAAAATTGCTGTTTTTAAATTTCGTATCTGCGTACCCATTTGTACCATTTCCTTGTGCGCCTGATATTGAAAATGTCCATCCTCCGTTGAATACTAATCTGAAAGCAGCGTCTAAATCGCGCGGGTCTTTGAGGTTGTATTTGAATTGTGATGCGATGTATGCTTGTTGTGTAGTTGCGATTGGTTGGTAGGTTGATAAACTACCTATTTCTAATTGCGCACCCCACACATAATATGAAGCCAATCCATTGCCTGTGTATGAAACACTATTGTCAGCATTAGCACCATAATAAGCGGTATAGTTAACATTGGAAGCAGACATTGGCATCGTAATAGAACAACGATACCATCCATTTCCTTCATTACTTATATATGCAGTTGCTCCACTTTGAACAGTTCCAATCGTTCCTGTATTAATATTAAACCAAGCATTTCTACCTGTTGTGCCATCAAATAAAGAAACGACAAACCAATCACGAACAATCTTCTTAACATAAATACTCATAGTACAATTGCCATTACTTAAAGCAATTGCAGAAACTGCATTTGATATATAGTGATTACCTCCACTTGTATTCTCTGTTAATGTATCAGCAGTTGTAGTTCCATCAGGAGCAGTTGTTGAATTGGCAGTTGCAGTAAATCCACTTCTTACCCAATTTCCAGCAGTCACATCATTTGTATATGACCAAAGATTCCTATTATCCGTAACAAACGGATAAATCGCTTTCATTTTACTCCACAACCCGTATCCTTTCAAACTTTTGACTAAATTGTCAATTGCAAGTTGTTGTGCTGCGCCTGTGATGCCCGTAGCTGTGAAATACGCTGCGGCTGATGCATCAACTCCATTATTGTACTGATATGTACCATAAACCTCAAAAACACCGCCTGCTGTCGAATCTATTGTGATATCTGTCAATGTATATCCACTATCCGCATTTAAAACCACAGGTTGACCTACAGTTATTGCAACTGGATCTAATGTTAAACCAGGAACTCGTAAACCACCGAGTAAAGTCGCCGAACCAGACATCAATTCAATTACAACTTCAGATAATTGCATATCTTCAGTTATGGTGAATGTTGTATTGGTATATACGGACGAGAAAACACTTTGATTTTTGAAACTCATGATAATTATTTTTGCAGTGTAGGATTATTGAGGCATTGGAGGTGTTGGTTTCGGAACGTATTCAATTAACGGAAGTTCTTTAACCCACAATGTTTCTTCATTCGTTGTATCTTGCATCTCCTCAACGCTAATCACCCAGTTGTCATCTGCATCCTGAATTGGATTATAAATCGAATCTGGCGCGTAATAAACGCCTACAAGCGAGTCTTTTTGCTCTTCAGTTAATAAACCTACATAAACTGTAGTGTCCTCTTGTGTGATGTCTGTTAGTTTCATTATACTTGTTCTTTAAATTTTTTCAATATTTCTCTAAATAACTCATCTTTGTAAGCTCCTCTTGCTTTGTTTACCCATACGCACACAAATTGTACATTACCTTCAACATAGCCTAATTCATTATCAATTCTATCTAAAGATATTAAATATGGGCTTGATGTCATTTCACGCTTCTCAATGTAAGTTTTTGGACATAATATTTGAGTATTTGTGTACGAGCATTTAAAATCTTGTTTCTCCAATAATCTTTGCAAATATTCAATGCTTACCGTAAATGGATAATTTCTTGAATTTGCATTTGATTTCCAACTTCCAAATAGTGAATTATAAATATTTTTAGTTCCTCCCTTATTACAGTTTCTTGGTTGACGCTTGCCAGATGCCCATACTTTTGACATCATTCCACTCTTACCTTCAACTCTTTTAATATTGTTTCTCTCAATTATTAATTTAACTTTTTCAGATCCTATTTTATACTTCTTTGATAATTCATTTTGAGTAGCTCCGTTTTTATACTGTTCACATAATGCATCTTCATAATCAAATTTAAGTTCTTTTATACTTGCATATAATGCAGATTTACCCATCATCTCAACACCGTTCATCTTTAATACTCTACGAACTCTGTCGGTAGTTGCATTTAAATAAGTTGCAATTTGTTGTACTGTCTTCTTACCATAGTTGCTTACTATATAATCAGCATCTAATGGTTTAAAATTATTCCATGTTCCCATAAGACAAATATACAATAATGTAGTCATTTCATTAAGCAATTTGACGCCCTAAGGCTGTTTGATATGCTTGTACTATGGTGTATAGGTTCAATGCGTCTGCATCGGTTAAACCATCACCTATTGATGCGAAGGCGGTTTGACGATTAGAATATGAGCTTGGGCTACCTGTTAAATTTAAAGCTGATATGTATAAGCTCACAGTAGATAAAGCAGATGTTTGCGCTCCATCAATAACTTTTACTCCGTTTTTATATCCCGTTGTGTTGGTGCTTGAATTTCTATTGGTTACAAACAATCCTAAACTTGAAGTATTGGCTATTGATTTAACTTGAGCAGTTGCGCCATAGCAAGTATAAAATTTATCATCAAGGTATCTTGTTATCAAATTTTGTTCCGTTGCACCAACACTTGACCCCATATCATATACACCCGTATTGTTGTTAGTTCTTGAATAAAAACTAAAGTGTCCGCTTGTTGTAGATAAAGACGAACTCGGAGATAAATATGTGTTAGCATATCCATTAGTCCCATTAGGAGTAGCCCCATTACTAGAATGTGTCCACCCTCCGTTGAAAACTAAACGATATGCAGCATCAGAATCAACCGGATTCATAAGGTTGAATTTATGAGTTGATGCTGTTCCTCCAACAAAAGGATAAACCGCTTTCATTTTTGTCCACAATCCATTGTACTTTAATCCTAGTACCAAGTTGTTGATTGCATCCGCTTGAGTTACATCTGTAATCTGTGCTGCATCAATGAATGCTTGTGCATTTGGATCTGATACAACTGGAAGACCTACTTGGCGACTTAATGCTTCTTGATATGTTTGAACTGCAATGTAAAGGTTAGCTGCTTCGGTGTCGGTTAGACCCTCTCCAATTGTATCAAATGCGTGTTGATGAGGAGTGTATTGTGTAGGTCCTGTTGACCAATTTGAACCACCTAAATATATTGTCCTATTTGGCAATAATTTAGTTTCGGTATTTGTATTCGTATTAAGTGAACTACCGTTAAAATATAATTTTGCAGAATTATTTGCGGTTCTATTACCTATTTGAAAACCTAAAGTATTCGTATTATTTACATATACGGCTGTTAATGAATATCCATACAATGAAGAACCTTTTGCTAAAACACTGGCATAATATTGCCAAATATTTACTTCACTATTACTTACTGAATCGTAAGCACCTAATTGAACACCATTAACTGAAGTATTTTGTGTTCTTGAATAATTAGATGCGTGAACACTAAATTGAGATAAATTAGTTCTTGGATTGAAAAATGTATCCGCAAACCCATTAGTTCCATTAGGTAAAGCGCCATTTGTTGAAAATGTCCATCCTCCATTGAATACTAATCTGAAAGCCGCGTCTAAATCGCGCGGGTCTTTAAGGTTGTATTTGAACTGATTTGCTATTGCTGATTGAGCAGATGCAAGTTGTGGCTGGTAAGCAGTAAGCGTTCCTATTTCGTTTTGTGCTCCCCAACAAAATGTTGATTTTCCAGTAACAGCAGTAAAATTGTATACTCCATTTCCATCAGCATGTCTAAGTGCTATCAACGCATTATTTGTACCTGGCATAATTCCCGTTACTGAAACACGATACCATCCATTTCCTTCATTTGAAATCGAGCTTGTTAAATAAGTTCCTACAGTTGCATTAGCAGTTCCTAAAACTCCATTTTGAACATCAACCCAAAGACGAATACCATCTTGACCTGTTCCGTTCCAAATTTCAAGAGTTACCCATTGAGCATTATTGTACTTTAAATAAATACTATTTGTAAAAGTTTGTCCATTTCCTGCAATCCATCCTAAATTCCAAAATACATTATTTGCATTTGAAGTTGTAGCAAAAGTATCCGCAGTTAATGTTCCGTTAGGAGCGATAGCTGTATTTGCAGTTCGTGTCATTACAACTGAATTCCATCCAATTGCATTTGTTATGTCTTCACTATATCCTGCAAGATTACGTTGGTCAGTAACAAACGGATATATAGCTTTCATCTTCGACCACAACCCGTATCCTTTCAAACTTTTGACTAATCCATCAATAGCTGCTTGTTGTGTTGCGCCTGTGATGCCCGTAGCTGCAAAATATGCAGCAGCCGCTGGATCTACTCCATCGTTATACCCATAAATGCCTATAATTTCAAATACACCGCCTGCAGTTGAATCAACGGTTATGTCTGATAATGTATAACCTTTATTCGCTTTTAATACAACAGGTTGATTAAAATCAAGTGAAACAGGTATGTTGACTAACCCCGGTATTTGCAAACCTCCAAGTAATGTCGCTGTGCCAGAAACCACCTCAATTGAAACCTCAGAAATTTGCATCTCCTCAGTAATTGTAAATGTAGTATTGGTAAATACAGACGAAAATACGCTTTGGTTCTTAAAACTCATATTTTATGCTTTTTGTTATATATAACAAATGCTCGTGTGCAATTACATGAATCGCAACGAGACATTACAAATGTAACAATTAAGGCAATGTGTTTTGCCTTAAAATGTTATTTTCAAAACGACTTACTTCTTTTTTGCAAAAGCCAAAATCGCAATCACCGCAACAATACCAACGCCAACATAAAGCATTTTCTGTTTGTTAGTTTTTGATGCCCAAAAACCTGGTCGTTCTTCAGGTGCGGGTTTTTGTACGCCTACTGGTTCAACGAGAATGGGTTTTTTTGTTTCTACCGTAACCCCACCAGCCGTTACAGGCTTTGGTTTAGAGGTATAAAGCGGTTTGGATAGGGGATTGGGTTTTGTATAAGGGTTTGTTAAAGCCATTTTATTTCTTTTTCTTAATTACAAAATATGCAATTGCGCCAACAACCGCAAGAACACCTACACCGATTAACACTTTTGTTGTTGTAGACATCGGTTGTGAATCCGTTGCACCTAATGCTTTTGCAAGTTCAACATCTGATGCTTTATCTTGACCTACTGCGCGATTTAAATCTGCACGAGACCTGCGCTCCTCAGCCTTTGATGATGTGCGAGCATCACGTCTAGTTTTTCTTGCAGCGCGTCTTTTTCTTGTTTCCTCCTCGGATAATGCACCTTTGATGTTCTGTCTTATTGATGCACCAACTCCATCGGCTGGATAGAAATTGTCTTGGTCGAAATAGTTACCAGTGTTTTGAGCCGCTGATGCAACAACCATACTAATTCTGCCTTCAGAATCTGCATGATTAATCATACCGTCTGCGTTGTTAAACGAGTTGTTGAAATAAGGAAAATCCTCACGTGTGTTCAAACCTGTCGTTCTATCTGATGGTGATGATTGTTCGATTGAAATCGGCTCACCATCAAGTTCCATGTTTACTTTCATTTTTCTTCTATTTAAATTAAGGTTTTGCCTTTTTAACTGTTTTAATCAAAACGTAAATTGCTATCCCTAACAATCCTAAAATCAATCCAGTTCTACCTGGGTTATTCTTAACTGTTGTGCCAATTGTTGTTGTTACATACCTGTACAAATCACCTACGCGTTTCAAAGCATTTGTCATACCGCCCAACTTGTCTTGTGATTTTAAACCTTTCACATATGCAACAGAATTGCCCGTTCCCGCGGTTACGTGGTAAAAAGCAAGTGTAGCATCCTCTGCGTTTTTAAAATCGTTTATACCCGTTGAATTGTACGCCTTTAGTTTGCCCGAATTCTTCAATGAATTGATACCTTGTTTGTTGAACTCTATCAACACTTTTGCAGCAGTTTTTGGGTCATTGACCTTATCCGGGTTAGATACAAGGTCTTCATTAATTCGTTTGCCAAAAGCATCGTAATTGCTTTTAAACGTCAATTGATTAAATCCTCTACCCCTGTACTTATACCCTTCATTTTTCGCATTACCATACCTGCCCCCGTAAATTGCATCACCAATTTCTTTTGGTTTCCCAGCCAATTGATTAGCCCTAGAGCTTGAAAGGTTAAAAACCTCCTGCAGCCTTTTGGCTGAATAATTCAAGTTCTCGGATTGCGGAATGAATTTGCTTTCTTTTGAGACAATAGACAATATGGCAGCAATGGAATACGGATTCGTAATACCACCTTTAACGGCTTCGTCTTTTATCAAAGCCATATTCCTTTTCTGTTCTGCCGATAATGTGTCTACGTAACTCATACGTTATGAAATCAAAGCCTTCAGCGTATCCCAGATACTTGTATTATCAATTGTTTTGCCTTTTTTCGCTCCGAAGTTAATTACAATCCTACGACCGCGGTTTGACCACGTACCCGTATTCAATGTAGAACCATAAGCCGATGCAAAATGTGCAAACTTCTTATCTAATTGATAACGCGCAATTGTTCCGTTTGATAAATCAACATCAACCGAAGCAACTGAACCTGCACCAGATAATGGGATAATCCTTGCCTTAGACGCAGTCAATAAGTAAACGCGATATAAATCACCATAAACATTGAAAACTGCGCGTGTTGAAGGGCCTGCAATACCATACCCCGCACCTTTGTTCAATTTCTTATACTTCCCATCCGTACCTCGCACCCAAGGTCCAATTGAGTCCATAAAATCTTGAAACTTCTTTACCTTATCCATTGAATTTAATTCAACAGGTAGGGCAACAGGAGAAGGTGCTGGCGTGGGTGTTACATTAGTTGTTGAGTCATCGGTTGGTGCGGCATCAATATCCTCATCACCCTCTTCAACATCCCTATTCTTTGCAAAAAGATACCATGCAACACCCGCTATAACAACAACAGAACCACCAATAAGTAATAACCTTTTAGTTTTACTTTCCATGTTCTGATAAATTACTTCTTAACAGTACCTACGGATGGTGTAGATTTTTTAGCCGCGATAGCAGATTGTGCATAAGCACCTGCAACACCACCTAAAACTGCTAAACTCAAACGTACCCAAGTTTTAGATACACCTGTGTACTTTCCTACTGCCCAATATGTAACGAGTGCGCCTGCGGCTGTACCGATAATATTGTTTTTTACTTTTGCGATTGGTTGTTTAAACATCACTTTAAATTTTAATGGTTAATTACTCGATTACTTCTTAACTTGCTTAACAACAAGGAAGGTTAACAATCCGATGATGATTAGATTGTGTACGTTTTGTCCACCAAGGAACGTGTTAGGGTTTTTAATATCAAACATTTTTTTTTGATTTTAAGGGTTAATTAATAAACTGATTAATTTTTAGATACTTCGATTTTGTCTTTCATTGCGTAATTGAATGCTGCAACGCCTACCAAAACGGCAATAACGGGCATCAAACCTTCACGAACACTCTTTACTGTAAACAATTGCATACCCGCACCTACGACCAAAGCCGCAGATCCAGCGATTGTTGCAATCTTAACTGTTTTTTGAACTGTTGGATTTTTCATTTTTACTTGTTTTTAAATTAAACTCTATACTTGATACCTTTTGATTGAAGAATATCATTTACTTTTTTCACTTCCGCATCACTCATCTCCCAACGAATGTATTGTGGCAATGTCATATTACGACCAATACCCCATTCGTAAACTTTACGATTAGGTTTACCCCATGCATTTAGCAATTTGAGGTAATCGGTGTTGTTTTTCAATTTGCGAAAAGTAGAATAAATTGCAGCCTCATCCGTACCTACATCAAAACCTGCAGTTTCAATTGTGTTGGCAAATGTGCGGTATTGTGAATCGGGATATGATGCTGGTTTCTTTTTAGATTCAGTTTGAAGTTCGTTTTGAACCTCACTCTCCTCTTTTCTATCCGCTTCCTCCGTATCACCCAATTTCTGAGTTAACTTGTAAAACGCATAACCAACCGCACCAACAACCGCAACTGCAACAATGCCTTTTGCCCAAGGTGGTAAACCAAGAAATGATTTTTGCGCGAATTTTGTATTTACTGCCATTTTATTTAAAATTTAATTTTTCATTTAATTTGTAAAAGCCATCAAACCATCTAAGTTGATTTGAAATCCTCCAATTTGTGTTTCCTCGGCCGGG